AACTACCAAATTAAAAATGCTATTGAGTGGGAGAGATTTCAAAGTGGAATGTAAATCATGGCAGATCTCGTTATTCAAAAGAAGAACGAAGTTTATTTAAAAGTACAAGCAGAGCCTCATCTCCACAAAGAGGCAGCAGAATATTTTACATTTGATATTCCCTCTGCAAAGTACATGCAGAAGACGAGAAGATATAAAGGTTGGGACGGTAAAGTAAGATTATATTCACCTGCTACTGGTGAGATCTATTGCGGTTTAATAGATTATCTAACTGACTGGGCAAAGGAAAAGGGATACCATTATCAGTTTTTGGAAAGTGAACACTTTGGGCATCCCAAGGATCAGAACGATTTAGTAACTCCTCAGTCTGTAGTTCAATTTGTTCGAGCATTGGGGCTTCCTGTAAAGGCTCGTGACTATCAATACGCAGCAATATACGAGTCCCTAAGATACAACAGAAGACTCCTAGTAAGCCCAACGGCAAGCGGTAAATCTCTGATGATTTATTCATTGGTTCGATTTCATGTGAATGTTAAACGGAATGTACTTATTATAGTACCAACTACTTCTCTTGTCGAACAAATGTATAAAGATTTTACAGAGTACGGTTGGAACACTGAGTATCACTGTCATAAAATTTATGCTGGTGAAGAGAAGTATACTAATCATGATGTAGTTATATCAACTTGGCAGTCCTTATATAAGGAACCACGAAAGTTTTTTGATAGGTTTGATGTAGTTATAGGTGATGAGGCTCATCTATTTAAAGCTAAGTCTTTGACTAATATAATGTCAAAGATGCATGGATGTAAATATCGTATTGGATTTACTGGTACGTTAGATGGAACTGAATGTAATCAATTAGTATTGGAAGGTGTATTTGGTAAATGCTCAAAGGTTACTAAGACATCTGAGTTAATGAAAAGAGGACATGTTGCTAAGTTAAAAGTAAAAGTTCTTGTACTTAAACATGATGAACAAATCTTTGAGGGTTATCAAGATGAAATGGAATACCTATGTGAACATGAACAACGTAATAAATTTATCCGTAACTTAGCATGTGACTTAAAGGGAAATACACTGGTACTATTCAACTATGTAGAGAAGCACGGTTTGCCTTTGTATGAGATGATAAATAGTCATACCGACAGACCAGTACATTTAGTTTATGGTGGAGTGGATGTCGATGACCGAGAACATATACGGAGTCTAGTTGAAAATGAAAATGATCAAATTATTGTTGCCAGTTATGGTACTTTCAGTACTGGGATTAACATTAGGAGGTTGCACAACGTCATCTTCGCCAGTCCCTCCAAGTCCAGAGTCCGTAATCTCCAATCAATTGGAAGGGTTCTTAGGAAAGGACAAGGCAAAGTAGAAGCAACTCTATATGATATTGCTGACGATATTAGTAGAGATAGTGGAAAGAATTATACTCTTCTCCATCTCTTTGAGAGACTTAAAATATACAAAGAAGAAAATTTTAATTATGAAATAGTAGAGATTAAACTTAAATCTTATGATTAATTACGCTAAACATGACGATGAATTTCACGGAGTTTTTAAACTCGTTAGTGGAGAAGAAGTGCTTGCTAAAGCGGTGTTAACAGAAGACAGAGAAGAGACATTATGTTTTCTTCAAGATCCTGTATGCATACAAGTTATTAATCAAGATATGGGTAAAGGAAAAGTATTGCGAGGTATGGGATTTCATAAATGGATGCAGATGTCTGATGAAGATTTTTTTATTGTTAGAGAAAAAGATGTATTAAGTGTTGCATCTATGTCAAAAGAAATTGTATATATGTACGAAGCATTTTTAGCTAATGAAGAACCACCACATAAAAAAGACGAACGAACGGCACGACGAGAAACTAATATAGATAATACTCAAGGTTATATTGGTAGTATTAATGATGCTAGAAAGGTCTTTGAGAAATTATATAAAGGCTAAACTGTTCCCCTGAACCCTTAACATGGTTATCCTACACACAATTGGTAAGTTTGTCAAGCTTGTCCCTTTGTCCCTTCTGTGTTATAATATATTCATATGAGGAAAACCATATGAGGCGAACAACAAAAAAGAAAGAACATTATGTTAATAATGCTGACTTTCTTGCTGCTATTGTAAAGTATAAAGAGAAAGTCGAGATTGCTAAAGAGCAAGGACTCCCAAAGCCTCGTGTTAATAATTATATTGGGGGTTGCTTTCTAAAGATTGCAACCCACTTGTCATATAGACCAAACTTTATCAACTACATGTATAAAGATGATATGGTTTGTGATGGAATAGAAAATTGTATACAGTACATAGATAATTTCGATCCAGCAAAAAGTAAAAATCCATTTGCATATTTTACACAGATAGTGTATTATGCATTTCTACGTCGTATCGCTAAAGAGAAACGTCAGATGGACATCAAAGAAAAAATTCTAGAGAAGTCAGGATATGATCATGTGTTCTCAGTTGACGGTGATGCTAATGCAGACTATAATCAAATTAAGAATCGTGTAGAAATGAACACCAAACGATGAAGGTCTTATTGATAACAGATCAACACTTTGGTGTTAGGAATGACAATCAACATTTCATTGATCATTATAGAAAGTTTTATAGTAAGATTGTTATACCTTTTATTAAAGCATCAGGTATTAAAGATATAATAAATTTAGGAGATACGTTTGATAAACGTAGATCTATTAATTACATGTCTCTGGAAGCAGCGAAGGAGATGTGGTTTGATCCTATTAAAGAATTGGGTTGTAAGATGACTGCTTTGGTTGGCAATCATGACATATATTATAAGAACACATTAAGAATTAACTCACCAGATGAGTTACTAGGAGGATATGATATAGATGTTATCACCGAACCCACTACTCGTAACTTTGACGGTACTGATATATTATTTCTTCCTTGGATATGTGATGAGAACTATGACAGAACCTTACGAAGCATCACAGAAAGTACTGCACCTATCTGTATGGGACATCTCGAACTTAACGGCTTTGAAGCTCATCCAGGTCATGTGATGGATCATGGTACTGATATGAGTTTGTTTAGAAAATTTGATAAAGTATTCTCTGGACATTATCATACCAAATCCAATAAAGATAATTGTTATTATCTTGGAAATCCCTATCAGTTATATTGGAATGATTATGCACAGAAGAGAGGGTTCCATGTTTTAGATACTGATACTCATAAGACAACTTTTTACAGAAATCCCTTTGACACTTTTCATAAGTTGTATTATAATAACGGTGTTGCTATACCAAATGAAGAGGAATTAAAAGGAACCTATGTCAAACTCATAGTAGAAGACAAGGGTGATTATTCTAAGTTTGATTATAAAGTTAAACAACTTCAGGATATTGGTCTTGCCGATCTTAAAATCATTGAAGATCTTAGTGTTGATCTAGAGAATGGTGATACAGTTGTAGAGACTGAAGACACTATGACTCTGTTAGATAACTACATAGATGGAATAGATATTAAGGTTGATAAGAATAATGTTAAAGGGATCATGAGATCTCTATACATGGAAGCAGCAGAACTCTGATGTTTATTTTAACTGAAAAGGATACTGGTGGTGTATACGCTTTACCAAACAAAGAGAATGTTAAAACCGTTCATATGTTTGAGGAAGAAGATGATGCCTTTAGATATCTTGAACAGTTAAAAGCTATAGATTACAAAAGACATTTAGAGTTAATGGAAATAGATGTAGATTCTGTTGCCATTAATTGTGACAAGTTTGGTTATGCTTATTCTATTGTCACTAAAAACGACCTCATCTTACCGCCAACAAAATCGGAATGATTGTATTTGAAACTCTCCGTTGGAAGAATTTTCTTTCAACTGGTGATCAGTGGACTGAAATTCAACTTAATGAATCTGCTTCTACTTTAATTGTTGGTACTAATGGTGCTGGTAAGAGTACTATGTTGGATGTTTTATGTTTTGGTTTATTTAATAAACCATTCAGGAAAATTAATAGAGGTCAATTAGTAAATAGCATTAATGAAAAAGGTTTAAAAGTTGAAGTATGTTTTTCTATAGGTAAAGATGAATACAGAGTTTTCCGAGGTGCAAAACCCAATCTCTTTGAGGTTTACAAAAACAATAAGATGGTTGACCAAGATGCTGCTGCCAAAGACACGC